GGTGCCCAATGCCGCCACGGTGCCGCCGTAGAGGTTGACACCGGCGACCGAAGCAGAGGCTGGGCGTTTGATCGTCACGCGGCGTGGGGCGTGGACGCACAGCACTGGCAGCAAGGGCTGCTGGGCGGCGATGTAGAAGACTTCGCCGTCATAGCGACGGATCAGGATGTCGCCGGGCTGGGTGTAGCCAGCATCGATGGCGACTTCCCATAGCGGGTCAGTGGCGGGCACCGGGCGGCGGGTTTTGCCGCCGAGGGGCAGGAAGATCGCGTTCAGGCGGAGGCGAAAACGGTCCTGCCCGGTGGGATTGTCGAGTGCCGATGTGCCGGGCTGACGGAGGTCGGGCGGGCGGTAGAGGTTGCAGGGCAACCCAATGCGGGCGGCGGCGCGACCGGCGGCGGCGTTGAGCCGGTCCTGCAGCTTGAAGCCGTCCATCAGACCACCAGCCGTAACGAGCCGTCACCCAGAGCCGGGCCGGGTGGGACGCCGAAGAAGCCGCACAGACGCCTGCGCCAATCGTCAAAGAGTCGTGTGCGTTCGGCTACTTCTCGGGCATTGCGCACCCAGGCGGCAGCACTGTCGGTGTCCAGCGTGGCGGAGGCCGACGTTACCGCCGTTTCGAGTTGAGACAGGGTGGTGAGATAGCCGCGTGCGACACCTTCTTCAGCGTCGGAGAGGCGCTGCATGCGGTATTCGAGCAGACCATAGGCCTGATAGAAGCGCCAATTGCTGAAACCACCATTGCCGATGCCATAGGCTGGATAGCCCATGTGACGACGCAGGTCGGTGAGTTCACTGTCGGTGAATGACATGGGTTCGCTCCTCGGCGCGGCCTGGAGTGGATAGAGAAATCCGTGGGGCGGGCGATCATCCGCCCCACGGTTCTGTTCAGCCGAAATGTTCGATCATCACCGCACGCTTGAAGTTCGCGTTGGTGGCGGTCGGGATGGTGGTCGGGCTGGTTGTGGTGTCGGACGGGGTGCAGAAGCCGCCAATCCAATACCAGGACTGCGCGATGATCTGCTGCAGACGGTCGATCGGCTCGCGGGTGACCATCGCGATGCCGTCGACGATGGAGATGATGCTGTCAGCCGGTGCCACATCGGCTTCGGCCAGACCGGCGTAATCGCCTTCGATCAGAGCGCCCTTGCCGCAGACGATCGGGCGACGGACCACTGCGCCGGAAAGCGTCGGATGGCTCTGCACATAGGCTTCGTTGGTGGGGATGAAGCGCAGGCCGAGGAAGTCGTTGACCATACCCTTCTTGAAGACCTGATTGGCCGAGGTGGCGCCGGTGAAGAGCTGACGGAAGGCATTGTCAGAGAACAGCTGACGTGCCGAGACCGGATCGAGGTAGCAGTTATAGGCACCATCGATTTCCGGCACCGCGTTCAGACGCAGCTGCGCCACCGCGTTGAGCAGGGTGGACATATCGAGGATGTCACCCGCGATGATGTTGGTGGTGGTGGTGCGGCTATTCGGCCGCATGATCGACGAGGCAGTGGCGGCAGTGACGGCGTTCAGCGCCGTGGCATCGGCCACCAGCACGCTCGTCGAGAAGGTGAGAACACCAGACACACCGTTGGGTGCGGAGGAGCTGTTCACCAAATCTGCGGCAGCACCGATCAGCGTGTAGGAGTTGGAGCCAACTGCGACGGTCATGCTGGACGAGCCGCCAACCGGTGTCTGCACGCCGTTGACGAAGACGGTCTGGAAGCCACGGATATCGTCCACTGCCACCGCCGGGCCCGCCGTCGTGAGCGTGACGCGCACGCGCGTGTTGCCGCCGAAATAGGCGCTGAACAGCGAGTTGCGGGCAATTTCGTCCAGGCTGCGGGCGGCCTGCTCGCCGTTGATCGCCGCGTTGAGCAGGAACTGCGAGGCGATGCCGACGCGCGCGGTGACCATGTTGAGGTCGGTGGTGGCGGCGTAGTGGTTGATGGTGATGGTGTATTGCTCGACACCAAAGGTCTGAGGGGTGAGCCCGTTGTCGAGATTGGTGTTGGTGGCGGGCGACAGCGGAGTGGTCACGGACGGCTTCAGCCCGGCACGCGTTTTGGTGAGGGTTTCACCGATGCCGACGGAAAATTCCTCACGGTCTGCGCACATCCGATAACCGAGGCGAGAGGTCAGAGCGGCTTCGAATTCGCGCTCCAGAAAGCCCTGCTGGATGATCGGCTGCAGAGCGGCGGGGAAGTTCTGAATACCCATGTGGGATGATCCTTGAGGATGTGAGGCAAACGAAAACGCCGCCGCCGGAGTTCAATCCGGTCGGCGGCGTTGATGATGGGCAGAGCTGCGTGCTGGAAGATCAGCGGCGCTTGAGGAGTGCGGTGCGGGCCGCCTGCCATTCGGCGTGGGACATCTGTTGGGCAGATTTGGCCGAGGGCGGCGTGCTGGGTGGGGCAGCGCCTGGCGTGGAAGTGGTGGCGTGGTGGAACAGCCACGGCTTTTCGCGACGAAGATCGGCCATCAGGCGGTCCGCGCCGTCGATTTCGCCCTTGTCGGTGAGCCGAACGCGGGTGGGATCGACGAGTTTGAGGCCATCCAGATCGATCATGCCTGCCCGAACGGCGTGCAACTTCAGTTCGGCTTGGGTCAGACGGGTCTGATGCGCCTGGGCTTGCTCGTGCAGTTGCCGTTCAAGGGCTGCAACGCGCGGGTCGTCCGGGAATGCCGGTGGTTCAGTGGACAGCAGCGTTGGAGCGGGCTCAGAGACCGTGGTGGCAAAGGTGATGGGATGGAGCGTCATGAGTCAGCGTGCCTCCTGAACAATGCGATCGCCCTCCAGGGCTAGGTCTTGAATGGAGTAGAGATCGGCGACATTGCGTCGCGCGGTCTCTGCCGAGATGATCCGGGCATCGATGAGCCGGACCAATGTTGCCGCATCGGCAGAGCGGTCCTGGGCGTCTGGCGGATACCAGCGCGGCCATTGCAGACGGAGCCGCGCGGTGCGGTCTAGGGCTGCAATCGGTTGGGCGTTGATGAGCAGTGGGAAGCAATTGCTTGCCTCGATGACCATGCGCATCAGCTGCAACATGGCGTCGCCATAGGAGACGCGCAGATTGTCGGCGAGGTAGATCGGCCCCTGGTTCATCATCTCCAGCGCCCGGCCAGATTGTGCAGTAGCGAGGCGGTCAGCACTGGCGCGATTGCCATGTACACCTTCGAGCGCCATTTCGCGCAGGCAGCGGACATAATCGATCACCGCTGCCGCGGCCGTGCCGCCGATTTCCAGTAGACGGGCATCGCCGCCCTCGGTGACAACGAGGGCATTGCCGCCACCACGGACCAGTTCCTGCGCGTCGCCGGCGGGCTCCTTGATCAGCAGCGTGGGATCGGAGCTGTATTTGAGGCCGCGACCGGCTTGGCTGAGTTGGTAGTCGATCTCGATTCCGGTTTCGATGGCGGGCTTGAAGGTGCAGGCACCATCAATGCCGTCAGCACCATCGGGGCCGCCGGGGAGATTGCGGATCCAGACGATCGGTACGAAGCCGAGGCCGTGGCGGGTGGTGCGGTCGGGGTCAATGCGTGGCGGTTCGTCGCTGTTGATCGGCCAGGGCTGGAACCAGGTCTCGGCGACATTGTCCCAGACCCGCATGAACCAATACTGAGCCTGCGGCTCGGCGATGGCGTAGCCCATCTGGGCAAGGGCAATGCCGGGGACTTTGTATTTCTCGATGACGGTCTCCAGCGTGTCAGGCGCATCGGCCTGCCAGCGCGGGGTGAGGAAGAGGGTTTCCATCACACGAAGAAATACGCGGCCCTTCAGCACCCGGAGCTGAACGGCCACCGAGCCGACCGCGCCGCGCTGGGCGGCTTCCTGCATGGTGGCGTTGAGGCGGGATTCGGCTGCGATATCGGCCAGCGTGGTGCGCAGGGCGGCATCGTCGGTGTCGATCTGCGGAAAATGGCCGTCGCCGAAGACGAGGCTGACGCTGTCATCAACGACGATGCGGGCGAGCGGGTAACGCACCGACGGACGGCGCTGGCGCAGCGGAATGTATTCACCGCCAGAACTGCGCTCATCTTGGAATTCGTAAGGCAACACATCGTAGAGCGTGCCGTCCTGCACGCGTTTGAAGAGGGCTAGATGGGCGGTGCGCGGCGGATAGTCGGGATCGGGCGGCGTCAGGGCGGCAATGGTGTCGAGCATGATGCAGCCTTCGGTTGGAATGCTTCAGCGCGCCAGATGCGGCAGACTGAGGCGGATGGCGGGGGCGGAAGACGTCAGGAGTTGGGCAAAGGCCCGGCTCAGCGCGTCCACTTGGTCGTCCTTGCGGCCCTGCGGAAAGTCGCGCAGTTCATCGAGTAAAGCGCGGTTCCATGGCGCACGGAGAAGCGAGAGTGACCCAGCTTCAACGGCGGCAGCGGGCAAGGTGGCGCGGGTGAGTTTCGAGCCAGTTTCCGGACTGGCGCGAACACGAAAGCCCGCCAGACGCTGCGACAGCCAAGCAACCTGCTGCTTGCCGGCCTGTCCTGGGTCTTGTGGCAAGGAGATCAGAACCCCTGCCCCATCCTGTGACGCGACGGCGCGAATGGTGTCGGCAACTTCGGAAGGTCCGGCACGAAAGCGAACGACGTCGGTGAGGATGTGCTGGCCAGCTTCGGTCAGCGCCAATTTGAGACCGACGGTCCAATCCGGATCGCGCCCTTCGGTGGCAGACGTTGCTGCGAGATCCCAGGCACGAATTTCGCGTTTGAGCGGCGGGAGTGCATCGATGATGGGAATGCGGGTGGTGAGGAACAGCGCCTCGGCATCGGCTGTTGGATTCTGTTGAAACAGGGCATTCCACACCCGCGCGCCGACAGTGCAGCGCTTGCGGGCAAGGGCTTCTTCGTTCTCCCATTCCGGCCAGAGCGCCTCGCCGGGCGTGCGTCCGAGCGGGTCATTGGCCTCGGCCAGCGCGGGCAGACGCAAGACGGTCCAGGACGGGTCCGTGTCGAGCAGGCGCCCGCCGAGATCGTCCGGATGCCAGCGCGTCATGGTCAGCACGATGCGACCCTTTGGTTTGAGGCGGGTGGCGAGGTCGGAGCGATACCAATTCCACAGGCTGTTGCGCGCCGATGGGCTGTCTGCCTCGGTATGGGATTTGATCGGGTCGTCGATCAGCACGAGGTCGGCGCGGCGTCCGGTGATCGGCCCACGAATGCCACAGGCGAAGTAGTCGCCCCCCAGGGAGGTTCGCCAACGGGCGGCGGCTCGATCATCTTTCTGTAGAGCGAAGCCGAGCCGTTCACCCTGGCTGCGGATCAGTTCGCGAACCCGGCGGGCAAAATGCTCGGCCAAATCGGCTGTGTGGCTGGCCGATATGATTGAACTGCGTGGGTGATGGGCGAGGAACCAAGCTGGGAAGAGCACCGTGGCATAGGTCGATTTGGCGTGCCCAGGCGGCAGAAGCAGCATCAGACGATCAATGTCCCCGCGTGAGATGGCCTCCAGATTGTCCAGCATCAGGCGGTGATGTCGGGCCGGGGATTGTTCGTGCTGTTTGAGGATTTCGATGGACCAGTCGGTCAGCGAGGAGACGGATGGACTATCAATGGCTTCCGCTGCCGCATCGGCTTTGGCTGGGCGAGATTTGGTCATGCGGGTAGGCTCGCCTTTCGGAGATCGTCGCAGAGCGGGCCATGCACATTGTGCGCAGGCCGTCAGGACAGACACTTACTGGCTGGCATCATTGGAAATTATGGGGGCGGTTGTGGGGGGAACGATGCCCGCGACGCGACACACCGCCGCAGACGCCACAAAACCGCATCATGGCGTTGCTTATAGGCCACCCTGGGGTGGTTGGGAAGAAAAACCTGTTTTTCATAAGATTTTTTTCCCTAATTGCAGTGCCGGACAGAGCGGGAAATGCAAAAAATCTCTTTTGAATTTTCCCCCGATATCGGACGGATCTGCACATCGATGATCGATGCCACGAAGAATTCCGTTTGGTTTTCAGTGGATTGGACAAGAACGTTCAGATGCCTGCACGATCTTGAGAAGGCGCGCCGGGTGAATGTGGCGAGACTGGGGCGCAGTTTCTTGACGTTATGGGTTGATCTCCTGGCCTTCTGTGGGATTTATACCAGAGGTTCGTGCCCGTTTAAGCGGGCATGCGACGCAGTCTTTGGATCGACTATTCGTCAAGAAGGGTCGCCTCAGAGTGTGGTGTTATCGCCTGGAGCGAAGACCTGCACAGGGTGGCATCGACGGGATGGAAAGAAGATGAACGCGCGAGGCAAACGGCTTTTGCATAGAGATTTTTGGCCATTGCTTGTCACCGGTTTTCTGTTGGCAACCCCTGCCATGGCGGCTGATCCGATGGATCAACTGAACTCAGCGGTGACTCAACCCGGCAAGACCGCACCGCAGACGACCAAGCAGGCAGCCAAATCTGACACCAAAAAACCTGCCCCACGGACGACCCTCGCAGCCAAGGCCGTGACGAAGAAAGTGACAGCTTCTGTCACGCCGTACGCGATTGCGACGCATTTGACACCGATTGCCGCTGGAATTCCGCTGACCCAAGTGCATCGCGTGGCACAAGCCGACGGTGGTGCTGCAGCGCAGGGCTTTGATCGTGCACTGCTCGATGACGGCACGTTCTGGCGCGAAGAAGGCAGCAGCGCCACATGGCAGCAAACCGGGATGGCCAGTTGGTATGGCGGTCCGCGCTGGCAGGGCAAGCGCACCACTTCCGGTGAGCGTTACGACCAGAATAAATTGACGGCAGCCCACGCGACGTTGCCGATTGGAACGCAAGTGCGCGTGATGCGCACGGACGGCCGTGGCTCGGTGATCGTGACGATCAATGATCGCCCTGGCTCGCGCACGCGCATCATCGATCTGTCACGCGAGGCGGCCAAGGAGCTTGGTATCCTGACCGCCGGCGTGACGATGGTGACTTTGCAGCCGCTCTAACGCGGCGATGGCGCTGACCCATGAGGGGCGCGCAGTCCCCTGACGATCAGATCAATGCCCTGCGCGTGCCAGCGCTGGATGGCCTTGTGGTCGGCACCCAAAAGGCTGGCCAGCCTTCGCCATGGATAGAGATGTCGTCCGGTCAGCGGCCCAACCAGACAGCGGGCACCAACAATGCGTTTGAGGACGTATTTGTCAGCGGGGATGAAGGCGATCCATCCCATGGTCTCATCCATTCGGCTAATGTCTGCCGAACTCGGCGCGGGTGGGCGTAGCCGGGTTTGTGGTGACTGCCAGCCATAAGCTTCGATAGCGGAGTGCACGACATCATGCCGACTCATGCGCAGCCGAGTGCTGGGGCCGGTATTGGGCATGGTCAACAGGATAGTGCCTGCGGTTTCCAGCCTAGCGACCACAAATGTCGAGTCGATTGCCGGAACGTCTTCTGTAATTGCCAACAAATACTCCGGTGGCTGTGATGATGGCGCGGGCATGTGATGCTTCCCCAGTTCAAGAATGTGTGGCTGTCGGCAGCATTCGGGCCACCGCTCGGCGTTCAAGGAAAAGTCGCCGTGTAATCTCTGCCTGGACGAGGTCATGGAGTGCCGTTTGTGCCAGCCTGCCTTTCGCCGCCTCACGCGCCCTGGCCTTGAGGTGCTTGGGGTGGAGGCGGCACGGTGGTAGGCCGCGAATCGCTTGAAAAACGGCTTGGCGTGCGCTGCGGCTTTCTTCCGGATTGCGCATCGGCCCGTGTCGGACCACGCCAATCGCACGCGCATGACGCATGCATGGGGAGAGCGTCACCCTGTGTTCGACATGCGACAACATCAACAGGGCATCACTGCGTGTGGCGAGGCCAGAATTCACTAAAAGTTGAACTGTGGAAGCCGCTTGATGCGCAGCCAAAAAATCCGGACGTAATGACATCATGTTTCTTCCGCGCATCAGTTCGACGTCGCACATTTTTGACGAGGCTTTCGCGTACGCACCGGCTCTGGGGGGGTATAACAACTCCCCTCCAGACAGGTGCCCTGGGTGATGAGGCCCCAGGTCAGGTCGTGTCCCGCAGGCAAGGGATCTCGCCCCCAATCCGGCAATAGTGATGCTTTTTGTGCGACGGGCGCCGGGCGTGTTGGGATCTCAAGACCCAATGCTCGCGCCCGCGCGGTGATGACACTGCGGCTGAGTCCGAAGGCTCGCGCCATGCAACGCATTGAAATACCATGCTCGCGCATTTTGGCCAGCTTCTGGTCGGCATGCGCCGTCCAAGTGATGCGAAACCCCGGACCAGATTCATGTGTTGCGACGATTTGCATGCTCACCTCCCATGAGATTGAGGCACTGCCCCGCCTGCAACGTTAGATGTTTTCACCACGTAGAGTCAATAACATTGTCATCGACCCGTTAGATAATTTCACTCAAACTGGCGTTCCTGGAGGATATCAACATGCAAACCGCTGATAATATAGATATTGGTGCTAGAATCCGCACTGCGCGGGAGCATCTTGGCCTGACGCAGGCAGCTTTGGCGCAGCAAGTGGGTGTAACACGCAGCGCTGTCGCACAATGGGAGACAGGGCGCGCTGGGCAGGTAGGCGGACATCTTACCCAGATTGCTGCAGTGCTTGGCGTGAGAATTGACCACCTCATGCGTGGCGGCTCGGCCCGCAGTCTGACCAACGAATTCGGTGAGCGCCCATTGACGGGTGACGAACTCGCTGTGTTGCGACTCTACCGAAACTGCCGAGCTGAAGATCGGGCAATTTTGTTACGAATGGCACAGCGCTTTGGGCAAACTGAGGAATTTCATCGGCCGGTTGGCGAACCGGGAATCGAAAATGAATAGTTCAAATATCGATAAATGATACGCAAATATGACAAAAATTTCAGCCTTTTGAGGGCGGATTTTGACACAAACCGCATCAATTGCGCCCCGAGTGGGCGACTATCTGCTGAGATCTGGGAGTTAATCAAACACATTCATCAATGAACGAATTTGTTACGGCAATTCTGGCCTCCTGCAGGGTGTTTTTCCTGCGTAGTTAACGCAAATCGGCCCAATATCCGCTTGCTCGCGACTGCAATAATGAGGTAGACGGAAGTCAAGTTGGCGAATTTGAAGCGAGGGTCCCCATGGCAGCGGTAGGCGCATACACGGTCAGCGTTGGCGGTGGCGGGAGTGTCGGCCCGACTCCGGCCACACTGAATGTTACCACGCTGACCACTAACACTGCGGCAAATGCAGCACTGGCTGTTATTGCAGCAACGCCGACCGCAAACGCCACGGTGATTGGTGGCTCAACGCCAGCAGCCTATGGCGCGACCAGCACGACTATTGGTGTCACTGCGACTGCTGTCGTTGTGAACAATACGAGCCCAGTAATACTTACGAACTCGGTCGGCACTGCGAATCAGATCATCTATGCTGGTATTGGCACGCTCAACATGACCGATGTCGGCACGTCTGACACTATCGTGTCTGGTGGTGGCATAGGTACAATTACCTTCTCTGCGACATCGCTGAACTCCCAGTTCCGTGGCGATGGAACGAATACCATTTCCGTTATCGGATCTTCCGTTGCTAGTTTGGCTGGCGTAACGTCGATCTACGGGACGGCTGCATCTGCTGACACAATCAATGGTGTCGCTCCTGGCGCAGCTGGAATCTATTATCAGGCTGCAATCGGTTCGACAGCGCTGATCGATCCCGGCGCGCATAATGCAACCATCTTGGGTGCCGCGGGTGCAACTGAGGTGGTTTCGGTCTTCGGTGGCAATGCGTTCACCGGGACACTCAGTGTGAGCGGCGGCAGCGGCTACTTCCAGGGCGGTTCGGCTGGCAATAACATCATGGAGTCCTCGGCTACGGCGGCGGGGACGAGTCTTATCGGTGGTGGCGCGGGTGACGTGCTCACCTCACAGGGTTACGGTGACGTTCTGAAGGCTGGCTCCGGTGCTGCGACACTGCAAGGTGCCAATGCGATTGGTGGGGCTTTCTTCTACGCCGGCGCAACTGGTGCGGATGTGATGTATGCCAGCACGATCGCTGGTGGCGGTTTGGCTCTGGGCGACACGTTCTACGCGTCTACCTCAACATCCACTGGAACGGTCAGCGGCGCTTTGTATCATGGCTACTCGTTTGAAGGTTCGTTCGTCGATCTGCATACGAACGCAGCAGGGGCCAACATTGGCGCGACCGGCAATAGTTCTGTGGTCGGCAGCGGAATCGGTGCCGCACAATTCATGACGGTGGGCGATTTCGTATCCGGCGTTGATAAGCTGGTGTTGACCTTGAGCTCCGGTGAAACATATTCGATCCAGAGCAGCACCGCCGGTGGAGTTGCCAGTTCGGTGGTGACTGTATCCAACGGAACCCAGTTCACGTTCCTTGGGACGACTATTAACACCCATGACATCTTGACGAGGTAA